ACTTGGACACTTATCGGAATGGGTGCGTTCACGGTGGTAATGTTTATCATGCCTTTAGATAGGATAGCCGCATTAGCAGACATCAGTAATTTATTTTATATTAGTGGCGCAGGTATAGTAGGCGCATATATGGGTACAACTGCTTACATGAGCAAGAAATAGAAAGGAAAGTTATGGCTTTTAAATTATCGCAAAGATCGTTTCAGAAACTAGTTGGCGTACACCCATACATGGATTCTGTTGTAAGAAAGGCTATTGAACTAACTAAAATAGACTTTGGTGTTACATATGGTGTAAGAACTGTAGAAGAACAAGAGAAGCTAGTAGCTGCTGGCAGATCACAAACTATGAAGAGTAAACATTTAAAACAAGATGATGGCTACTGCCATGCTGTAGATTTAATGGCATATGTAGACGGAGAGGCTTGTTGGGAATTAAATGTGTATGATGATATATGTGATGCAATGAAGGAAGCAGCTAAAGCACAAAACATAGCTATTAAGTGGGGAGCTGCTTGGTCTGAGGGTGATATTAGAAACTACCCAGGAACTGCTGAAGAAGCTATGAATAAATATGTTGATCTAAGAAGATCACAAGGAAGACGTCCATTTATTGATGGACCACATTTTGAATTAATATTAGATTGAATGAACCCGGGAGCGGATCATGACTAGATATATACAAGACGCTGTATTGCAGCAACAGAAAAAAGAAAAGACTACTAAGGAAGTATTAGACAAGCCACTTCCTAAACCTAAAGAATACACTTCTGCTGAACTAGAAAAAGCAGCAAGGACTTATTTGAAAATAGGAGGTAAGTATTAATGAAACGGTATGGTTATAAAGAGCCAGTTACCGATGAGCAACTCATTAATCTTATCGAAATGGGAGTTCAAAATAGTACTGGTGACTTTCTTAATAGTTCTGACTTAGCTAGAGAAAGACTGAAAGCAACTTATGAGTACGCTGGCGTTGCGTCAGATCATTTGTCTCCTCAAGGTGTTTCAACTATTGTTGACACTTCTACTACAGAAGTTATAGAAGCTTATACTGCTATTTTAGCTGATTTGTTTTTAAACAATCATAAGCTAGCTAGGTTTGTGCCTTACGATGATAGTCCTGCAGCATTTAAGTCTGCAAAAGATGCTAGTGATATAGTCAACTATTGTATATTTAAACATAATAATGGTTGGGAGTTTATGTCGCAGTGGATTAAAGCTGCGTTACTATGGAAAAACTCTGTATGTAGATGGGATTATATAGAAGATTATGATTATGTATTTGAAGACTACGAAGAAATAACACAAATGAAGCTAGATGAAATTCTAGCAGATGATGATGTTGAAGTTGTTGGTGAACTAGAGTTTGAAAATAGACCTATAAAGTTAGATCCTACTAGTAATATTACTTCAGATGAAGTTGAGCTAATATATATAAATGTTAGAGTTAGAAAGAAAATAGATAAGTCTAAGGTAAAACTAGAACTAATACCACCAGAAAATTTTAGAATATCACGAGAGTCTACATGTATATCTGATGCACAGTTTGTAGGAATACAGACACAAATGTCAAGATCTGAAATACGAAAGTATTATCCAGAAGTATCTGATGATATAGATTTTGATACTATGCATGACACTTCATGGTTAGGTTCTGCAAAGTACTCACAAGATGTTGCTGCTAGAAAGCACGTAACAGGACAGGAGTACTGGCAAGGATCTGCTGAATCATATGAAGTACCACTAGAAGCAAATATAAATGTAAACGTTACAGAATGTTGGATAAGAGTAGATAGAGATGGAGATGGTATTGCTGAGTTAAAGCACATTATGACTATAGGTAACAACATCATATATGAAAACGATGTTGATGAAATACCTTTAGCTTCTATAGTTCCTATTGATATACCTTTCGAGTTTTATGGTTTATCAATGGCAGACTTTACAAGAAGCTCTACATTAGCAAATACAGCAATATTAAGAGGTTTTGTAGAAAATACTTACTTAACTAATTATGCTCCAAAGCTCGCTGATCCAAACGTAGTAGATTTTTCTGCTTTACAAAATATGAAGCCGAAGCAGATTATACCTACAAACGGTAGTCCACAAGGATCGGTGGCAACTCTACCACCTGAAACTATATCTACAGGTACAGTTCCTTTATTAAACCATCTACAAACAATAAAAGAACAAGCCACAGGTATGAGTAAAACAGTACAAGGTCTTAATGACACATTGTACGTATCAGGAAACTCTGAACAAAAGTTTGCCGCTGTTCAATCAGCAGCCCAGAAGCGCATATCTCATATTGCGCGGCGATTTGCTGAAACAGGATTTAAGCGGTTAATTGCTGGGGTCTATACTACTATGCATAGGAATATGAAAAGAAAACTTTCTTTTAATATGAACAATGTATATAAAACTATAGATATGAACGCACTACCAAGTAAAATGGAAGTTGAAATTCTTCTTGATATAGGAGAAAATAGTAATAGTACTAGACTTAATAAGTTGAGACAAATAGGTGCAGAAGTTCTCCCGGCTTTAAATAAACAAGGAGCAGGCATGGCTATAAAGCCAGAAGCTCCTGCAGTGTTAGCCACTAAGATAATAGAGGCTATGAACTTAGATAGTAACGATTTCTTAGAGGACTATAACAAAGACGAGTTTAGGCAAAAAGCTATGAAAGCAATACAGTTGCAATCGCAAGCTGCTAAAACAACTAGAGAAGCAGCAATGCAAAAAGCAATGAGTGACGTTAAATTGCAAGAAGCAAATATTACCTATACTAATGCTCAAGCTAAAAATACTATGGATGATAACGCTAGACAACTAGCTGTTGCTATCGATAAGCACTTTCAGCAATGGGCAGATCTTAGTGTCAAAGCACAAAAGGAAGGGGCACAAATACCGCCTCATCCTAGCTATGACGAAATATTAATGATGGCAAGTAGCATTTTAGGAGGAAAAAATGGGAACAGTAACAATTAATGCTTCAGGAGTTGGAGCGGCACAATCAGGTACAGTAACTACTGCTGCCGGCTCAGGAGCTGGAAGTATAATAGTTACTAACGACTCTGATGCTAGAATAAAATTTAATGTAGCTACAGCAGGAACAGATGTACAGACAGGATTAACTTGTGCTGAAAAGTCTTTTCTTATAGTTACAGGGCTAGATAATGGAGCCCAAACATTAACTAGTTTAACAACAGCGCATGGTACAGTTGCACAAAATGGTGAGATTGTATATAATACACTAATTGCTTAAATGAATAAGGAAGCTATGATAACACATATTATTATGGTTATCGGACTTTTCCTAGTCATTTATTATTTTGCTTTTTAAATAGAAAAATTAAGGATAAAATGGATAAGTATAAAGCGACGGCTGAGAAGAGGCTAAGTAATACTAAATCCTATGGTAATCATAAGATTCACCCTGAAGAGCTAGCTAGACGAGCACACGTACAAGGTAAGTTTGCAGCTAGAGAGCGTGATGAATTTTTTGATGAAGCATATGGAGACATATTAGTAGATCTGTTTTTACAATGGTTAAAGACCGAGCCTCACGAAACTAAGTCTCGAGAATTTTTATACGCGTCTGCAATGGCACTTGGTAGTGTCAAAGAAAATATGATAAATATTGAGACTTACGGAAAAAACGTACCTATAATGAAGGAGAACGAGAGTGAGGGAAATTAATAAAACCGAACTACTATATAACATTGATACAATGATAAATACTTTAGAGTATGATTCTATGAGATCTGCAGGTAAAACAAAAATTAACTGTGGATTACTAGTAAACTTATATAATCTAAAAGATATTTATAAAAAGGAATTAAAGAATTCCAAGGCAGCCCCAATAAAGGAGGTGGCTAATGGATAACAATACAGAAGCACAAGTGGACTCTACCCGACAGGATGATTCCCAAGCCAATGTAGGTCGAACAGAAGATCAGTTGCTGGCTGACATTGTGAAAAGCTCGCCTTTTACACAATCTCTACCCGAAGAGCAAGTGCCTGAGTTAGACCCGGAAGAATCAGAGGAAGTTGAGACCCAAGAGTCTGAGGAAGCCGTTAGTGAAGAAGTTGAAGAGGAAGTCAAAGTAGAAAGTGAAGAAGTACCAGCTGAGGATGCCGTTGAAGAAACCGCTACCCAAGAAGTTGAGACTTATTCTCAAGAAGACTTAGACTTAGATGCTAAAGTTTCTGTGAAAATTGATGGCACAGATACAGAAGTATCTTTTGGTGATCTTATTAAAGGTTACGCTACCGAACAATCTCTTTCTAAGAAGGGTCGAGAGCTTGGAGATGCTAGGAAAAAGCTTGATGAAGAATACCAGGGTAAGCTATCACAACTTGACAGTATGTCAAAAGCTAGCTTAACAGTATTATATTCAAGTGAAAAAGACTTAGCGGAAAAATACCATAAACTCGAGGAAAAAATTACAGAAGCACGTAAGGATAATGATTCATACAACTTAAGTGAGTTAAAAGACGAGCGTGAACAAGTGCAAAAAGAGTATTGGACAGCTCGTAACAAGCGAGAGCAATTGACAACTGCTGTGCAAAAGCAGTCACAGGAGGAAACTCAGAAAGCTTGGAATGAGCAAATACAACATTTTAACGATACTATTCCTACTATGATACCTGGTTACGACGAAGGTAGAGCTAAACTTATACGTGAGTTTGCTTTAACAGAAGGAATAAAAGAAGATGTTTTAAATACTGTTACTGATCCTAGCATAGTAAAGTTTGTAGATGACTACAGACAACTAAAGCAAGGCATCAAGCAAGGTTCTGTAAAACGTAAAGCCTTGCCAGTTAAGAAGGCACCAGTGAGGAAAGCTAAAACTGTTTCTAAACAGAAGCAAGATGCTGACCAAGTATTGCGTGCAAAAGTACTAGCTGGAAAAGGTGAAGCCGCCGACGATATGGATTTCCTAAAGTCTATAGCCCAAAAGTCTCTGAGTAATATTTAACTTAACTCAGTCTTTGGAGGTAATTACAAATGACTAATGTACTTGGTGTACGTGGTGCGGGTGGACCAGCAGGTCCAGCTAGATCCACAGGCAAAGATGTCTCCCAACGGGAAGACCTTGCTGATTTTATTACGATGATTACAAGGGATGAAACCCCTTTTATATCATCTATCGGTAAAGCGAAAGCTACTGCAATCTATCACGAATGGCAGACTGACGAACTAGAAACTCCTGGTGACTCAAAGATCGGTGAAGGTACCGATTACATTGAGCCTGTATCAGGTGGTGGTGCGTCGGCAACTCCTACTGTTGGTGCTAAGTTTGCAACTGACGGACCTAACCGAACTCGACTAGGTAACTACACACAGATCAATGGTAAAACTATTGCTGTGTCAGGAACTAGACGAGCTGTTGATCAAGCTGGTGTAGCTGATGAATACGCTTACCAACTTAAAAAGCGTGGAACTGAAATGAAGCGTGACGTCGAGCACGACATGATTCACTCACATAACGTTTCTGCTGCTGTTGGTAACCAAAATGCTAACGCTAGAAGTGCTGGTGGATACCAAGCATTTATTAACTCTACTGACACTTGCGTATACGTAGGTGGATATGGTGCTCCTGCAACTGTTGCAGATGGTACTGGTAGAATTAGGAATGCTGCTACTTCTGGAACTGCTCAGCCTGCTACAGGTTCTTTAGCATTAACAGACATTGACTCTGTTATGCAGAAAATCTACGAGCAAGGTGGAACTGCTACTAGCATAATGGTATCACCAAAATTAAGGAGAGACTTCTCTGACTTAATGATATCTGATACAGGTGTTAAGCGAGAAATCGGAACCTCAGGACAACTACGTCAATCAGTAGACGTATACATGTCTGACTTTGGTGACTTAATGGTAGTACCTAACTACATCATGGGTCTAACAAATGCTGTACAGCTAACAAACTCTGCTGGATCACCTGGTAACCTAGGTGCTACAACTAACATGGCAGACAAGTCAGCGTTGGTTTATGATCCTATGTATTTTGCTATTGCGAATCTACGACCTCTACAAGAGGTAGACGTAGGGCAAAAGGGTGACTCAACTGTTGGAATGATGGTTGAAGAGCTTACACTTGAAGTACGTAATCCTAAGGGTTGCGGAGCTATCTACGGTCTTGCATAAGACTTTTGGGGAGGTTTAATCGCCTCCCCATTTTTTAAATCAAGGAGATACAAATGGATCACGCTAAAAAAATGATGCATGGTGGTAAAGTACACTACAAGCCAGGTGGCGGAATGGTAATGGATGACATGAATAAAGTCATGATGAAGATGCATGGTGGTAAGGTTCATGATGCTAAGTACTACCAAAAAGGAGCTAAAGTAGCAGGTTGTGGACCAGCTAGAAATAAACCTAACATGACTAAAAAAGCATAATGCCAGATCCTAAAAAGGGTACTGGTAAAAAGCCTAAAGGTTCTGGACGCAGACTTTATACAGATGAAAATCCTAAAGATACAGTAAGTATAAAGTTTGCTACGCCAGCAGATGCTAGGGCAACAGTAGCTAAAGTAAAAAGAATTAATAAACCTTATGCTAGAAAGATACAAATACTTACTGTTGGAGAACAACGAGCTAAAGTTATGGGTAAGTCACAAGTATCTAGTATATTTAAAAAAGGTAAAGCAGCAATAAAGAAAGCGCATGGGAAAACAAATGGCAAATAAGATGGTTGATCCACCTAAAGGGTTTCATTGGATGAAGTCTAGTAAAGGTTTTAAACTAATGAAAGGTGACTATGTAAAACACCCTGGAGCTATAAGAAAGGCTTCGTTTGAAGTGCAAACTGTACATAAAGGAGGGAAAGCTAATGTACGTAATAAGAGCAGCTAATGGTAATATCTATCCGGTAGATCGATCAGTGTTTAGAATTGCTGAAGTAACTGGTGGTGGATATAAACTAACACACTTTACAGCTAACGCAGGAAGTGTAGCAACTAACGCGAATCCAGCAGCAGCAACAGCTGGTGATGAACTAGGTTATATAGGCAAGTCAGGAAGATTTGTTGCTATAACAGAGGCAGCTACATAATGGCAAAACAACATGAATTTAATTTTTCTAGTGCCACAGTTGATCCTAAAAATTCTATAAAAGCTGGATATGATTTAGAAACAAACAAGTGGCAAGCTACACAAGATGTAACACATTTTATAGAAGCGGTAAAGCAAGACAGGGATAAAGAAGCTTACTTTGGAAAAAGCAAAATGGGTTATCGTAAAATGGCTACTATACCAGATATAGTTGCTATTAAAATAAAAGAGGATTATGGTATTGATTTACACGATCCTGCATTTATGCACGATAAGGACAAGCTTAAAAAGTTAAAAGTTATATTAAAAAT